TTGATGTTCCCTTTGCAATTATGGTCAAATCACCAACCGATGTTTCATCATTCGTAATGTCAATGATTGATGAATAGTAGTTTGTATCATCATTGTTTACCGATGCAACATCCAAATACAAATTTTTATCCGAACCGATTGTTGCAATTATGATATCATCATTCACCCCGATTGAATAGTCATCCGTTATTGGAACAATACGTTTCAACGGATTGTGTTCAATCCTTCGTATCTGTTGCGTTTCTGTTATTTGTGTCGCCATTAATATGATTCACCGTATTTTATCACGGTTCTATTATTTAGACTATCGAAATGGGATTCAAGAAAAGTCAAATACTTTTCGCGCTCATTGTCACATTTGATTCCAATTTCTTGAATCATCATGATTGAATCCGTTTCCTTTACCTTTGTTATTAAACGAATGTTTGAACATGTTTCTTTTTTGCATCCGTATGCGCAAAACATCATGAATCCGATTGCTAAAATTATTAGCAAAATTTTACTTTTTGTTGTCATGTTATAATCGTATTAAATCAACTTTTGTTGGTTTGCCCTCCTGAAAATTTTCAATTCTATTGATGTAAAAATAGCCATTTATTGCAATACCGTCAAACAAAACATCCAAAAAAATAGGGATTGAATAGTCAATTTCAACAATGTCAATTGTTTTTAAATTAACAAACAATGAAATCTTTTTGAATTTTGTCAAAATGGATTCAATCACACTATAATAATTTTTTTTCAAATTATCGCTTGATGCTGAATAATGCGAAAATGCTAATGTTCGGCTTCGTGAAATATCGAAAAATGTCGCTTGTGATGATGTTGGGTTTGTGTCCCTACCATAAAAAACCAAAACGCGCGGTGTGAATTTGTCAACCGAATAGTCATTGTTGACAAATGGAATTGATTGATTGATTGACGCACCAAATGGTAATGTGAAAAAATCATTTTCCGCATCCAATGTTTCATCGTCAATTTCAATTTTTCCCGAACCATAGTATTTTGAATCAACCGAACCGAAAATCAATTCCCAAAATGTTGCGTTATAGTTGTAGTTTTCAACAACATCATTGTCGATTTTATATTTGAAATAGTTTTGTTTTGCATAATTCCCGTCCTTAAATTTAATAGACGGAACAACATTGAAATCAACAATGTTTGACCAATTTTTTGCAAACTGGATATTGTCGGATATTTTTTCAAAGGTATTCAAAACCAATGTTTTTGTGTAATCATTAACATTCCCAACAATCCCGAACATGTTAAAAATACCCTTCATGAATTCGGTTTGTGTCATATCGTGTTGTACTTCTGACATTGTAATTTGTGAACCGTTATAAGGATAAAAAATATCTTTTACATCCGCATCGTATTTTGATTCATTCGTGATCAACCACGCAATGTTCGAAAACCCCCCGTCCGTTTGAACCGCTTGTCGAACCTGAATTTGTTGTGACGCAATCATCGAAATGAATCCCGTTTCAATACTCAAAACAATTTCAACCTCCGTTCCCGCTTGAATTTGTGCGCGCTCCGTTGCATTGAATGTATAGATTGATTGTGCAATTATTATCCCATTTGATAAATTCACAAATTCAACACGATAATCAACGGGTGATTGAAAATAAGGAAAACCCGATACAAATTGACCTTTGAATTTTGCAATGATTGTTGTTTTGAAATTCGCATAAATTGGTTCGGGCGCGGTGAATATTTGATTAATCAAATTCCCGTCATCCTGAAATGTCATTGGTTCAACCCAAATCCCGTCCGAACCGACAACAACCGCACTGTAATCGGATGTGTCTTTTTGAATGTGAACCGAATTTGCTAAAACCCAATCTTTATCCCTTCTAAAATCACATGTGATGATTGTGTTGTCATAATAATAATCATCTAAAAAATTACCAGTTAATGAATATCCTGATTCACTTGCAATTTTTTCAATCAATGTTTTAATGAACATGCACGGTTGACGGGCAACATTCACCGTTGTTGTTGGTTTGTTCCAAAGAATGTCAGGGTAACAATAACCGTCATTGCGTGTCCAACCCGCCAAAACATTTGCGGATGTGTATGTATGGTCAAATTCCGACAAATCCAAATCACGCAATTTTTTCCCGAATATAGAATCGAAAAATGTTGTTGTTCCTGAATTGATTGTGACATCGTAAAAATCCGAAACACCTTCAATGCGAAAATTTGCATCTGGCAAAATTTCAATTCCGTCCTGAATTACTTTTCCTTTTGTTATTCGATACGGGACATTCGTGTTTGAATTGATATTGCTTGCATTCTCTAAATAGATTTGATTGTTTTTTGTTTTTGGTAGCTTAAATTTATTGCTAAAATTCCCTTGTCGGCTTGACAAATCACCAATCGTGTTTGCTTGAAATGTCAATCCAATTTTAGTTGAATTCGACAATTCCATTTCGTTGTCATCTATAATCAATTGCAAACTCATTCCGCTTGTATGTTTAATTTAGGTAACAATAAAACCATTTCAACCTGATTGCGTGTTTCGTTTGTTTTCAAAACAATGAACGAACCCGTTTGAACACGAACACGAATCCATTTTGCACCGTCCGTTTGCCATGTGTTCGGATTCGATAGCATCAAAACTTTTGGTGACATTATCAATCCTTTCATTCCGTCCATTTTAGAAACGGGAACATTTGCACCAATCACCAATTGCGGTTGTGCGTCCTTTGAAATGTATTCGTTCCCGCCTATTGAATTTTCCAAATCATCATTGATGTTTGTCATGTATTCACCGTCAACGGATGTTTGAATGATGTCGGTTTGCATTGTCCCAAACAACCATTGAGAAAAACCGCCCAATGTATTCAACCATTTTAAATAAACGGGATTGTCAACGCATTCATCGTTGACATCAATTGTTTTTATTTCTGTTATTCGTGCCATGTCTTATTTTTATTTTCCAGCGGTTATAACTGAAGGAATGACAACATCGGGTGTTGGTGTTTCATCCGCAACAAAATCCGTCACAACGTAATCACTCAAAACCCATTCAAATGTAGTCAATGTCAAATCCGTTTCCAACCACACGTTCAATGTTTTCACGTTCGATGTGTATGATTCATCAATCATCATTCGATTGACACCCAAACATTCGGTTGCATCCAATTCATTTGTTGTTGTTGTTATTTCCGTCCCGTTGATGTCCAATGATTTTTCGTGTTTGAAAACTTCGTAGTCCGCAATATCTTCAGAGTATATAAAATCAATTGAAAACGGGAATCCCGCAAAGTATGTCGGTGTTTCAAAATCACAAAGGAATTTCGCCAATACCGTTTCCCCGTCATAATCTGAAAACGGAACGAACGCACCCATGTTTGAACCGTACAAATCACGGATTTGTTTTGCTGAATTAGTATAGTAAAATAAATTTGATGCTGAAGGTGACGCAAATTCCCCGTCATTCCCCGTCCAAAATTCAGCGAACACAATATTGAACCGCCCGCCCAAATTATCATCGCGCCAATTCATTTTGTCATATTGGAATTCATCTGTGTAACCAACAAGCGATTTCAACCATGATGAAACATCAACCGTCATCAATCCAGTTGAATCGGGTTTATTGTACGATTCACCGATGATGTAATATTCATTTAATTCATTCACACCCAAAACGCGTGTAATACAATAATAGTTTGTTCGTGATGTTATATTGAAAAACCCGCCCATTTGAACAATGGTTGATGCATTGTCGAATGTACATTCAAATGAATTATTCACAACAATTGATGTGATCACACCAACACCGATATTTGTTCCCGAAACAATGTAAACCGATGAACCAACCGTCAATCCAGTTGTTGTCGATGTGTAAACCAATAAACCGCCCGTGATATTAATTGACGCAACGATTTCGACATCCCTACGTTGTATGTTGAATTTAACGGGATGATGAACGGATGACCAACGTGAAATTGTTTCATTCGTTCCATTTACAATTGCGATTGGATATTTGGTGACTGCAATCATTCGATTTTTATTTTTGTATTACTGTAATGAATCATTTTAATTTTTGGATATGCTATTTTGAACCAATTTTCAAATTGAACAACATCAAATTTTTCGTTCATTCTGTTTTCCTTTTTGTACCGATTGAATTCGTTCAACAATTCTGATTCCTTTTTCACTATCATTGTTTCAATTCCAATGTCACTTTGTCCCCTAAATCCTTACCAAACGAATCAACGATTAATGTTGAAAACGAATTGATTCGGTCTTTTGTTAGTATAGCATCATACACATTTTGTTTTCCACCTTGTTGGTATAATTTAGTCCCGTACATGTGAATGCTTTTTGCCATTGCCCAACTCAATGCAATATCCGAAACATTCGGTTGGTTTGGTTTTATGTTGTTTCGCTTTATCCATTCAAGAATCGTTTCTTGCAATGTTGGATCACCCTTTTTAGCACCAAATTTTGTTGGTCGCCTCCCCTTCCATAATACGGGTGTATAGGGGCTACCTAAAATAGTGATTGACTTTTCATCAATTTTCAATTCCATTTCACGCGCAAATCCTTTTGAAACCGCTTTTGCTTCAATGAACAATTGTTGTCCGAATGATTCCAGTAGTTCGCGCGTTGTTGCCATTTAATCAATAATTTTCACCTTGTGTCCCTTTGCTTGCAATTTTTTAATTGCGCTTTTTCTTGATGCGGATGAAACATAAATGCAATTTTTTACCATTAAAATACGTTTTTTACCCGTCACCAAATCGCGTTTCATTTCAACCGTCACCAATGTTCTATCAATCCAGTTATATTGAAATATTTTATGTCCCGCATAAATTGGACGGGAATCAACAAAATAGATTTGTTCTTTTTCGATGTTCTTTTTCTTTGTGAAAAATGCAATGATGCGTTTGATTATTCTAAACATAATGTATTTGTATAATTTAGTTTAACTGTTAATGATAAAACAATACCCGAAACATTCACATCGAACAAATTGATGAATTCAATTTCCGATGCATTTCGTACCGTTTGAACATTTTCATTTTCTTGTAAACGCGTGATGAATTGATTCACCAACAATCGCGCATGTTGAATGCAATTTTGGTCATGTTCCAATGGTGACCAATCGGGTTGTGATTTGAACATGAAATAAACACGAATAGGGTATTCGCGTTCGATTAGTCCGCTTTGTGACATTAATACATTCGCCTGAATTGGGGAATCTAAAAACAAAACCGAATCAACAAATGATTGTTCATCCAGTATTTTATTTTGAAATGATTTTTGACCGTATAATAGTTGTGGAATATTTTTTCCGTTGTATTTCATTTGAGCAACAACGGATGTACAAACGGTGATAATCATTTATTTGTTTTTTTGTGATAATACTTTTGAATAATTTTCTTGAAATATTGATTCGACATACGATTTTCGTAGCTTCAAAAATACGGTGTTATATTCTAAATTCAAAATCGCATCATATTTTAAAACATCACCGTTCGCCAATGTGTCAACAATGTTCATCACACCAAATTCATCGAACATCGAAATTCCCGCACGCATTTGTTCGAATGTTGGTTTTTTACTTAACATCGCTTTTTCCCTATCAATCACATCCAACAATTGTTTTCGGTAATTTTGATGAATCGAAAACGCATCCGTCAACGATAATTGTTCGGAAATAATTGATTTGTATTTTTCAGATTCATCGGGATTAAATGGTTTTGATGTCAAAATTGGTTGGAAATATATGTCCAATATTGTCAATACATTGTCAATGATGTCAATTTCTTTTTCAGCAACCGCCATTTGAAAAGCGATTTTTTGACCAAATGTTTTTGTTTTGATGTCTAATAATGGATTGAATTCGATTCCTTCAATGTTTATTTTTTCAGGTGCAACCCAATCGTTCGGATTGAAATTCGATTGAATGAATGAGCAACAATGATTGATTGTCATCAATGAATGCGTGTCAAGTTTTTCGGATTCCGATTCACTAATTCCAACCAAATGCGCAATCAACCGTGTTTGGTTGTTCGCATCCTTCAGAATGTTAGCATACTGTTTGACACGAATGTCCGACCATGTGTTCGGAATGTGAACGGTTTTCCCGTTGTTTAATTTTCCTTTTATCATTTGATGATTGTTGCACGCGCACCGCCCGATGATGCGGTTGTTTTGTATTTTATAGCGTAACGAATCCCGTCAATAGCATGGTTCAAATGGTCAACGGGTGTGTTCAAAAACTTGTTTGATGATGCATCTTTTTTCCATGAATACCCGCGCCATTCTTTTATGACATCCAACGATGATTTGACAATGCAATATTCGAATCGTTTCATCATATCAATTCCGTTTTTAACAGAATCCGCACCCTTTACCGCACCGCGAATGTTCCAACCGAATCGCAACAAATCCGCGATTGATTTTTGTTCGGATGAATCCGCAACGATTTCGTTTCGACCAATGTTCATTTGTTTCATAAGGTTGTGAATTTCAATGTTGGTCAATCCAGTTTGATAGATCATTTGTTCCAAATATATTTTTCCTTCCTTCATTCCGATTTTAGTCAATGCGGTGACATCGTTTGAATACCCGAAATCCAATCCGTACACAATCCATTTGCAACCTTCAGGAAACGAATCAACGGGTGTGAATTGTCCGAAAATGACACCCTCCAATGAACCAATTTGTCCCAAACCATAAACGCGCCACCAATTAGACCAATACGAATCACCCGCGTCACCTTTTATTTTTGCTTTCTCAATTTCTTTGATGATTGATTCGGACAATGCTTCGTTGTCCTTATATGTCAACGTGATGAAATCCGTGTCAACATCGGGAATGACTTCAGTGTCAACCCAAAATTCATGTGACGGATTCCAGTCTAAAAATATTTCATCGGATGTACGGATTGCAAGTTGATGAAATGTGTCGAACAATAAGTTGTTGCACTCGTTCATGTATAGAATATGCCTACGCATCCCGCGAACGGATGATTCTTGTTCCGCTGAAAAAAATTCAATATATGAACCATTTGAAAATGTGTATTTCCTATCTGTTATGTTCCAATGCTCCGAAATGAATCGGTTTGTCATCTTCATGATTTTTAGGAAATCCTTCATTGCACCCTTTTTCAAATGCGGAACGGATTCGGAAACAACTGAAATTTCACGCAACGGTGTTTTGGTTGCCCTATCAATCAACACGGGCAAAATCCCAAATGTTTTTCCCGCACTTGTTCCGCCCCGAATCGCTTTGACACGCTTTTTTAATGATAGTATTTTATTGATTGCGGTCGTTCGCTTAAATGCATCCATGACAAAATAATCGTTTTTTGTATCTTATTGAAATTCAATTCGTTTGTCTGCTTTGCCCACCGTAAAAACAAAAATATTTTTAATCTTATTTAGAATCATTCTTAATGTCATCGGGAAACAATGGTTGTTCCGACACCTTGATTTCCTTTTTATCCGTTAACCCTAATTTGCGCGCAATGATGTTTGCATTATACATGCCCGCAGACGCACCTTCGTATTGTTGTTGGAATATTATCCCCTCTACACGCGTGATGATTTCGGAAAAGCCTTCAAAATGAATATCATCCTTTTTTAACCCGTCCTTAAAATCCCAAAGATATTTTGTATTGACACCCAAAAACAAACATAGTCCTTCAATTGTCATTGGTGTTGGTGTTGGAATCACAACGCGTGTTGCGAACCCACCGCGAAAATCAACTTTGTTCACACTACGTTTGGAATTGTATTCAAAGTATTCGACACATGCATCCCATAAATCGGTTGGTGTTGAAAATATTTTTGGTCTGCCATTCTTTGCGCGCGCTTCCCAAAACTTGTCGGGTGCTTCAATTTCTGCAAAAAATTCTTTGTTTTCTTTTCGGATTTGTCCCGACACCGTTTTGCGCGGTGCTTTCTTTTTAGTTGGTTTCTTTGCCATTGTTCGTTAATTTATACGCGGGTCGTTTGAATTTCCCGTATTTCCTTTTGATTTTTATTTCACCGTTGACAATTTTGATGTCGGATGCGTTCACCAATAAAATTTCATTTGCATCATCATTGTCATTTTTGCATTTCTTTGCCATTGGTTTATATTTTTTCTATTGACAATTTAAGCAAATCAAACAATCGTTCGTTGTTTTGTTTCATGTCATTTAAGTGATTTTCTTTTTCGATTAACCGTCCTTTTGTTGTGTCGGTTCGTTC